TTAACATCCCCAACTTATTCGATTTAATTTTAATCGTGTCAGTTATTACATTGCTGGTTGCTTACGAACCACACCTCACTTTCTATGACCACATAATTTTGTGTATCATGAAATACCTGGGGAAGTTTATTAGCAGCCTGCCAGTTATCATCCAGATGATATTATATTGGATGATTCCACAACTGGCAAATATCACACAAATAACGTTAAGTATAGTGAAACCAAGTATACATCACATTTGTTACTCAATAGTTCCATTGTATGGTACTATCTTCCGTCCTATTAATCTAGTAACTTATATGACTGTTTACCTCATCATCCTATATCAGTACGTTAAATACTTCATTGCCGTTCTTTATGAGCCTACACCAGTACGGACCCAGTACATGTGGTGGGGAGTAATGGAACTAGTTTTTGTTACTTTTATCTACATCTTGAACACTATAGCTATGATCTCTTTTAGCTTATCTTTCCAAATTATATTATGGGATAAATTGCAATATATTAAATCCAAGGTTCATGAAGCCGTATCAAACTTCTTAGTTAAAGTTCAACGGTTCGCCTCAACTAGTTATAAGCCTGAGGCGGGTTTTTTACGTGCGAAGTTCTTGGATTTTTTATTTCCAATGGTCACCCCATATGACAAAGTCTGTAGCAGTATCATTACAGCTAATCACTCACATGCGTATTCAGCATCATTACGAAGAGCAAGCATTGCATTTGTTGAATCATTATCGATCATGATATGTAAGAATGTTTATTTCTATCAATCCAGTCCCACTGATCAGATTTGTGGGCGGAATGGATCTTCATATTTTTACTGGATGAAAGATGTTGGATGCGTAGCTAGTGAGCTTGATATAAGGAAGGATACACTTGTGTTTCTTGTTGACGTCGATTATTATGTCGACATGCCAAACCTACTCTTAACTTATCCACAAAATACTTTTATACTTTATACTTTTATACCCCATAGACCTGGGTATAGTGGTGCAGAAGTAACTTGGTCTGTTAATGAGGATAATGTATGGAATGTACAGTATAGTGGTGGACAGACTTACGTCCATCAAATCTGGGATTGGAATGTCGACATACTAATGGTCCGATCAGGATTCAAGCGCTATGGTTTTCAAGTCATACGTAGACCAGTCGCCGATTGTCCTTATCGGCAACTAGTTATGATTACCCCATATGCAAAGACATATTTTGCAGTTGATGGTGTAGAACTCAAAAGAATGGAACTATCTTGTGGTGGCGTCTCATCATTGTTAATTCGTGAAAGAAATGTAGAATATAAATCGATAGCACTCAATCGAGGTGTCGTTTCTGCTACATTGCCGGTTGAGCAGCTTGCTGCTCTAGAAGCTGATGCTCGCTTGTCGAAGAATGGGATCACTAAACAACACATTATGATGTCAGTAAAGGTAGATGACATCACTGCTTCAATTTTAAGAGAGTACTTAACATTGAAGAATTTTGTTACTAAATGTGTTGTCTTCCCAATTGAGCAATCAGTCATGAATTATAATTATGGTGTAGTTGGCGATTTAAAGCCAGCTATGCGTGCATTTATGTCCCCCTTGATGCTTGGGGCATTTGTACCGCATGACTCACTTGACAATGAAGTTAGATGTATTGAAACAAGGGTCAAACGGAATCGCGATCAACCAACTCCAAAAGACAAGTATTACAGCTTAGCTTGTGAAGCTGTTCGTTACCTACTTGCCAAAGTGGGTAAATTGGAGTTGGCTGATGAGGATGAGGTCTGGGAGAAACAGTCTCGACCAACACAAAAACGAATACTAGAAGAAGCATCTATGGCCGGAGACGTTGTTGTCCAGGTCATGAGAATGTTTATGAAGAAGGAAGCATACTCTTACGCTAACAATCCCAGACCAATTGTTGGCGAGTCAGGTGCTGCATTAAAGCTATTTGGATCTAGAGCTCAATATTCAATTTCTAAAGCGTTAAAGAAATTTGGATGGTATGGACCCGGAAAGAAGCCAGTGGACATAGCCTACCGGGTCACAGCTTTATGTACATCGTGGAAAGAAATTACTGAGGGAGATTATGAGAACTTTG